AGCAGGTCATCACCCAGACGCAGGACAAGGTCATCGACGGGGCGCTCCGCACGGTGGAGACCGTCAAGACCATTGCCGCCGACGGCACCGAGCAGGTGGCCGAGACCATCAAGGACAGCGCCGCCAAGACACTGGACGGCCTCTGGTCTGCCCTCAAAGACCGCGCCAACGAGGGCGTCCTCGGCACGGTGGACACCCTGTGGGAAGCCGTTCAGAGCGGCGACTGGGTGGGCATCGGCAAGTGGGCGGCATCCGCCCTCTACTCGGGCCTGACTGCCGACCAGAAGAAGAAGCTCACCGACTACGCCCTCTCGCTGGTGGACGGCCTGAACGGCGTTCTCGGACAGGGCGCACGGGGGCTGGCGCAGGGCGCGGCTTCTCTGGGACAGCAGCTCTTCGAGGGCATTACCGGCCGCTTTGGCGACGTTGCCTCTCTGGCCGGGCAGCTGAGCGGCACCCTGCAGGACACCTTCGCGGCTCTTAAAGGCCCCCTCGGCACAGCGGCCAAGGCCATCAGCACAGCCCTCTCGGGCAACCTGCTCTCGGCCTTCCCCACCATCTTCGCCGCGATGGGTACCCTCGTCACCACGGTCGGCTCTGCCTTTGTCGCCATGCTGGAGTCCATCGGTGCGGCCATCTCGGCTACCGGCATCGGCCTGCCTGTGGGTGCTATGGTCATCGCTGCAGGCGTCGCTCTGGCTGTGGCCATCGCGGCCATTGCCATGAAACTGGGGAGCAGCAGCAGATCTTCCGTGAAGACGCCCAACAGCAGCTCCGGCTCCGGCAGCGCCGTCACCGCCCCCAGCTACTCGCTGTGGGACTACGAGAAAGAAACCGCTCGGCCTGAGCGCAAGCCCCGGCCCTCGTATGAGATCAACCAGTATATTTACTCCAAAGCGCAGACAGCGGCTGACCTGATGCGCGAAGCACGATACGAACAGGAAAGGGCGGTGCTTGCCGGTGTTTGATGCCATCTTTACCGCCAGCAGCGGCCAGAGCTTCAGCTTCGGCTACAAGGCAGGCGTGCTCTACAGCATCGACCCCATCGGCGATCTGCCGGTGGAGCTGGAGACCAGTCAGGGCTACCAGCAGGTGGGTGCCACCGTGGAGAGCCGCAGCATCTCCGGCGTGACCCGCACCATTACCGGGCGCATCCTGCGGAATACTGCCTATCTCAAGCGTCAGCTGCGGGATATTTTCACCCCCGGGGCCACCGGGCGGCTGACCGTGGCCGGAAAATACTACTGCGACGCCGAAGTGCAGCGCTGCCCCGCCATCAGTGCCGCAAACCTCTGGCCCACCTTCAGCTTTCAGCTTTACTGCCCGAATCCCTACTGGCGCAGTGTTTCCGAGACCAGCATTTCGCTGTTCTATACGCAGCCTGCGTTCCGGCTGCCCGTCTGCTATAGCACCCACCAGTTCGGCCTGCGCATCCAGTCGGATTTTCTCAAGCTCAGCAACCCCGGCCCGGACACGCAGGATTTTGTGCTGACGCTGACTGCGCAGGGCGTCGTACGAAACCCCGGCGTGCGGGATCTTGCTACCGGAGAGTATCTTCGTTTTCTCACCGAGATGCAGGACGGCGACGTCATTCGGCTCTGGCGGGAGGACGGGCGGCTGCGCATCGAGCAGATCATCGACGGCGAGACCTTCAATGCCTTCGAGCTGTTGGATGAGAGCAGCACCCTCTGGACGCTGCGTCACGGCACACGGGCATGGATACGCACTGCCGACAGCGGCATGACGGCGCTCTATCTGACCCTGAGTTTCAGCGCAGCGTATGCATCTCTTGTAGTGGAGGAAAACTCATGAGCGGCGAAAAAGCATCTGCCCTGACTGCCAGCGGTACAAAGACGATCTTTGTCTATGGCCCCGAGCTGAAGCTTCTGGGGCGAATCGAGAGCTGGGTGTCGCTGGTCTGGCCGGAGCGGTACAACACCTACAAGAACGTGCAGGGGGCGCAGCTGGAGCTTCATGAATCTACCAGCCTGCAGGCCCTCTGCCGCCCCGACCGGTATCTCTGGCTGGCCGGCAGCGAGCACCTCATGCGGATATGCTCCGCCCAGACCTCCGACCACCGCCTTGTGGTCTCTGCCCGCGACGCAGCCTACATCCTCGACGAGCGCAGCAGCCTCCAGACCCTGAAGAATTTTTCGGCAGAGACGACGCTCCGCCAGCTGGTCACGGCCATGGAGCCGTGGCCCGGCGTCGAGCTCGGCGACCTGGCCGAGATCACCGACACCTACACCGGTGAGGCCGCACCCGGCAGTCTGCTGGATGTGGCCGAGCAGGTATGTCAGGAACTGGACATCGGCTTCCGGCTCCGGTTCGACCCGGCAGAGAAAAAGCTGCTGTTCGAGCTGTACCGCCCTCTGCTGGACCGGAACGCCCACTATGCGCCCCAGTACGGCAACCTTACCGACCTGACCTACACCGAGAGCACGGCCGATTATAAGAATGTGGTGATCGTGGTAGGCGGCGACGCCACCGTCACGGTGGGCGCAGAGAGTGCAGCAGGAATTGCCCGGCGTGAGCTGGTGGTGGATGCCGCCAGCCGCACCAGAAGCAGCAGCCAGACCCAGAGCGACTACCTCGAAAGCCTGAAAGCCCTCGGCACGCAGGAGCTGGCCAAGCACACTCGGCTTGAGAATTTCCGCTTTACCCCTACGGATGAGGTCATGGTGGGCAAAGTCGTCGCCGCGAGCCTGCCGGGTACCGACATTCAGGCTGCCGCCCGCATCACGTCCATCACCCTGACATCCCAGAAGGGCGAGAACAGCGTCTCTACCGAGATCGGAACACCTATCATCAGGAGAAGAACATGAAGCTTGTGACATACCCCCTCGACGGGGTGACTTACAGTGCCGAAGATGTGGCCGCTTATCTATGCACCCGCACCTCCGGCGTCTACTCTCGCGATTCAAACTTTGCTGTGACCGTCAGTGGCCCCCGGGAGATCACCGTCTCCCCCGGTCTCGCGTGGATCAACTACGACGACTTCAAGGGCATCTCTGTCTGCGCCCGGGAGCGCGGCACGCTGACGGTACCCGACGCAGACGATATGCTGCCCCGCATCGACCGGGTAGTGCTCCAGTTTGATGCCAATGCCAATCTGACGGCTCTGAAGCTCAAGCCCGGCACTCCGGAGGCCGAGCCCACTGCCCCGGAGCTGATCCGGACGCACTTCATCTATGAGCTGTGTCTGTGTGAGATCTCCGTTCCGGCCGGCAGTGCAGAGATCACTGCCGCATCCCTCACCGACACCCGCACCGACGAAGCCCTCTGCGGCCTCATGCGGGACGGCGTCACCGGCATCCCCATGGAGGCGCTGGGCGCACAGGCACTGGCGAAAGCCAAAGAGACGGCGGCTCTCTGCGACAGCCTGCTGGCCAGCTACAGCGGCGGCTATCTCGGCATCTGGCCTGTGACCCTCCCGGCAGACGGCTGGGCCGAATGCACCGACGTACCCGGCTACGCCTACAAGCAGACGGCCCAGCTGCGGGCAGCGAGAGAGGCAAACGTCCCCTCCGCCGTACCCACCCCGGAGACCTTCACCGTGGCGGTGGCGGCGGGGCTTGCAGGCGTCTGCGAGACCGGGGCGGGTACTGTCACCTTCTGGGCCGAGAACGTCCCGGAGGGGGACATCCAGATGCAGGTGAGCCTGCTGGGCCAAATCGCCGACAGCAGCAGCACCGAGACCGACGACACCAGCGCTCTGGGCGACACCACCCTGGGCGATATGACCTTATAACGGAGGCGCAGCATGAAGTATACCAAGCATCATTTTTCCAGCGGCATGAAGATCAACCTCGCCAGTGTACTCAACCGGATGGAGGACGGCATCGCCGCCGCCTGCGGCGCGGCGGTGGAGGGCATCGGCACCGTGACCACCGGCGACACACCTGCCGCCGGCATCCGGGACGGCAAGCTCAGCCTGACTCTGCCGCGCGGTGAACCCGGCCCGCAGGGCGACCCCGGCGAGGGCCTGAGTGACAACGCCAAGGCCCTGCTGCTCTCCCTGCTGGCAGGCACGGCCCTCGATAAGGACGCCGCCCTCGCTGCCCTGCGGGCAGAGTGGGGCTTCGCCGACCCGGACGCCGACACCACTGAGGCCGCAAAGGCAGACGAGGGGGTGCTGTAAATGGCGCTGGGAAGCGTCGCCATCAGCGGCGGCATGAGCAAGAAAGCGAAAGAGAGGTTGATGTATATGGACGGTAAGCTGGTTTGGAGCGCGGCAATGGGTACGTCTGGCGGTCTGAGCGCCACGGCACCGGACACCGTGGACTATATCGTAGTAAGGCCGATGGCGATGACGGCAGCATCATCCACTCAGCCAAAGGATGCCCGGGTGGCTCGCGGAGGCACTGGCAATGTGGCGTGGTATCAGACTACTGGCTCCTACAGCAACGCCAGAACTAACTACTCCTATGGCAAAATTGCCTTTGATGCCAGCGGCGAGATAACGTTGTCTTATCCGTGGGATAGTAACAACGAGTATCTCACGGTCGAGGGCTACCACTACTACTGACAAAACAAAAAGCAGCCCCCACCCGGGGCTGCTCAAAAGAAAGGTCGTGTTCTCTATCGCTATCAAAGAATATTCCATGTCCCGGGACTCCACCTGGCAGCTCTCGCCCAGCTTCAAGGTGCGGGAGTTCGGCTGCAAGGGCAGCGACGTCGTGCTCCTCGACGAGGAGCTTGTGGTGCTGCTCCAGTGCATCCGGGAGCACTTCGGAAAGCCGGTGCATATCACCAGCGGCTACCGCACCGCCGCCCACAACGCCGCCGTGGGCGGCAGCAAGTCCAGCCAGCACCTTCTGGGCCGGGCAGCGGACTTCTACGTCGAAGGTGTGGATGTGGCCACTGTGGCCGCCTACGCCGAGACCCTGCTGCCCTCCCGGGGCGGCATCGGGCGCTACCCGAAGGACGCAAAGCACCCCACCCGCAAGACCGGCTGGGTGCATATCGACACCCGGGCGAATAAGAGCCGGTGGAGTATGTGAGGGGGTGAAGAAAATGAAGGATACCATTTGCACCGTCATCGGCCTCATCGGCGGGGCCATTGCCGCCTTGTTCGGCGGCTGGGACACCGCCTTGCAGACGCTGGTCATCTTTATGGCCATCGACTACATCACCGGTCTGGTGGTGGCGGGCGTGTTCCACGCCAGCCCCAAGACCAAGACCGGCGCGCTGGAAAGCAAGGCTGGCTGGAAGGGCCTCATCCGCAAGGGCGAGACGCTGCTCATCGTGCTGGTGGCCTGCCAGCTTGATGCTGTCATCGGCGGCAGCTTCGTCCGCGACGCGGCGATCATCGGCTTTTCGGCCAACGAGGCCATCTCCATCGTCGAGAACGCTGGCCTGATGGGCCTGCCTATCCCTGCAGCTATCACCAAAGCCATCGACATCCTCAAACAGCGGGCCGAGACGCCCGAGAAAGGCAAGGACTGACATGAAAAAGAAGATCTCCGCCGGTACTTTGACCCGCACTGCTGTGCTGGGCCTCGCCCTGGCAAATCAGCTGCTCAGCGCAGCGGGTAAGCCTTTGCTTCCCATCGAGAGCACCCAGCTCGAACAGATGATCTCCACCGGCTTCACCGTCGGTGCTGCGCTGGCCGCATGGTGGAAGAATAACAGCTTCACCCCCGAGGCCATCGAGGCAGATGCATTCATGGCGAGGATGAAGAAGAGCATACATTGAGCTACATCCCTATAAAATCATAGCATGACAACGCCCCCGCTTCGGAGAACACCGATGATATGTACCCCCAATTCTGGACACCCAGGATTGGGGGTATTTTCATGAAGTACAGCTACGAATACAAAAAGAATTGCATTGAATTGTATCGACAAGGCAAGTGGCCGGAGACGCCAGATGGAATAAAACAAGAAAACTTCAGGATAAGTGTCCGAAGATGGTCTCGAAGAGAAAAAAGCTGTGGCGCGGAATCGTTGCAGAAGAATCAGAAAAAGATGTGGTCAGCAGATGAAAAGTATGAGCTAATAGCTAAAGTTCTTGCAGGAGTATCAATAACAGAGAGCGCGATTTCTGCAGGAGTTGAGCCAAGTCTCTTGTCTCAATGGGTCAGATGCTATAAAATGAAAGGGTATCAGGGACTGGCTGCACAACGAAAAGGACGGCCACCCAAGGAGCCTGACATGAAAAAGAAAATTGTACCGGCAGAACTGACCCTATCTGAGCGAGAAGAACTGATTCGACTAAGAGCTGAAAATGAATATTTGCGAACGGAGAATGAAGTTATAAAAAAACGGATTGCCTTGAGACAAGAAAAGTTCGCAGCGCAACTCAAGGCGAAAAAGCTGCACTCGTCAACGAACTCCGAGGAAAAGGATACTCTCTGAATCAGCTGTTGGAGGCAGCCGGACTGTCCAGGTCTACATACTATTACGAAATCAGCAAAACCGATGCGGTCAAAGAGCGAAATGCCAATCTATCGTCTGAAATCACGAATATCTTTAATGAGAATAAAGAACGATATGGCGTCAGACGAGTACACCATGAACTTCTCAATCGTGGATTTAAGGTAAATCATAAGCGTGTTCAAAGGATCATGAATCAGCTTTCTCTGAAAGGCAAACGCCCGAAAGAAAAGTATCATTCTTACAAAGGCGATGTGGGCAAAGTCGCTGACAATATCATCAACCGGGATTTCAGTACGGAGAAGCCTTTGCAGAAGTGGACAACAGATGTATCGCAATTCAATCTGCCTTGGGGAAAGTGCTATATTTCTCCTGTTTTAGATATGAACACGAATGAAGTGATCTCGTATAATCTTTCTCTCAGTCCCAATATGGCGCAAGTCAAGGATATGCTGAATAAAGCGTTCAAACGCTTTCCGTCCGTTCAAGGACTGATTATGCACTCAGATCAGGGCTGGCAGTACCAACACGCTTTCTACCGAGAAGAACTGAAGAAACATGGAATCATCCAATCTATGTCCAGAAAGGGCAACTGCTATGACAACTGCATTATGGAAACATTCTTCGGAAGATTGAAGAACGAGATGTTCTATGGCTTTGAGAAGAACTATCCTTCCTTTGAGATCTTTTCCAAAGCTATTGCTGATTATATCGACTATTACAATAACCGCAGGATTCAAGCTAAAACAAAATGGATGCCTCCCTCTAAATTCAGGAAAGCATCCATGTCTGAATCTTAATTATTCATTTTTCATCCAGTGTCCAGAAAACTGGGTACATATCACGAAGCGGGGGCGTTTTTGTTTCATGGACTTTTCTACCACTACTTTACCACTACTTTGTATACTGTAATACTCGTATTTATCTACTGGTATTTGCCATTACCTGCAAAGCCAAATATAACGAAAAACCCGCATGAGCACTGGATTTTCCAGCATTCACGCGGGTTTCGACTTTGGTGCGAGGGAGGGGATTTGAACCCCCAAGGATAAACCACACGCACCTCAAACGTGCGCGTCTGCCAGTTCCGCCACCCTCGCATATGAAGTTTTGATGCAATCTTGATTTCTCTCGGCCCTGAGGTCTAAGCCGCATCGCTGACTGCTCAAGTATAATACCATACTCCCCCGGCGATGTCAAGCGTTTTCATAGATTTTTTTGCCATTCATATCTTGTAAATGGAGTTTCCGTGCAGAAATGACTTAAGAAGGAGGTTTTTGGAAATGACTTTTTTCAGATCCAGCAAACATCTAAGATTGTTGTGGAGCCTTTTGCTGCTTTCTGTCGGGGCGGCGGCGGGGTTCGGACTGGGGATATTCTGCGGCGCGGAGCCGCCCGTAGGCTGCCGGGAGAGCGACCTGACCCCGGTGCCGGACGAAAGCTTCGTCTCCCCTGCCTCGGCGTCCTCCGTAGAAACGTCCCCGGAGCCGGAGCCGATGCCTGAGAAGTGGGTCTGTCTGACCTTCGACGACGGCCCCAGCAAGACGACACCGGACGTTCTGTCCGCGCTGAACCGTGCCGGAGTAAAGGCGACCTTCTTTGTAGTCGCCACCGGCAACAACGACAAATATCTCCCCCTCATCTCTGAGGCTGCCGCCGCCGGGCATCAGATCGCGCTCCACTCCGCCTCCCACGAGTACAGCGACATCTACCAAAGTTCGGACGCTTACTGGAAGGACATCGACCTGTTAAAGGAGCGTCTCTCCCCTTACGTCCGGGCCGATGGCCTGCGGTATCTGCGCTTCCCGGGCGGCAGTACCAACACCGTGAGCCGCCGCTACGGCGGGCGCGGGCTGATGCAGCAGCTCAAAGAAGAAGTTACTGCAAAAGGCTACGCCTATGTAGACTGGAACGTCTGCGCCGAGGACGCCGTGGGCGGCAAGCCCAGTGCAGGCACCATCTTCCGCAACATCGTGCGGGAGACCGGCGAGCAGACCCAGTGCATCGTGCTGATGCACGACTCGGCCACCACCCGCACCACTGCCGAAGCCCTGCCCGACATCAT